AGCATTAATAGAGCGTCAAATTCCAATTTATCGAGCACTTTAACACAATAAAGGAGCAACCACTCGGCTGCTCCTTTTCCAAATACCCCCGAGCCGCAAGGCTCTTTTTTTATGCCCATTGCCAAGGAGGTGAAACAGAATGTCAGAGAATTTCGGCTTGAAAATAGGTCTTGAGGGCGAAAAGGAGTTCAAGAAATCCCTCGCCGATATAAACAACTCGTTCAAGGTCCTCGGCTCCGAAATGAAGCTTGTGGATTCTCAGTTCGATAAAAACGATAAATCCGCCGAAGCCCTAACCGCCCGCAGCGAGGTTCTGAACAAGGAAATCGACGCACAAAAACAGAAAATCGAAACCCTCCGTTCCGCCCTCGAAAATGCCGCCGAGTCCTTTGGAGAGAACGACCGCCGCACACAAAGCTGGCAGATACAGCTGAACAACGCACAGGCGGCTCTCAACGGCATGGAGCGTGAACTTAGTTCCAACAACACCGCCCTTGAAAAGGCTGACAAAGGCCTTGACGAAGCCGGAGATGAAGCAAAGGATTTCTCCAACTCCGTCAAGAAAGCCGCAGATACCAGCGAGGACGCTGACGGGAAACTGAGCAAACTCGGGGATACCGCAAAGAAAATCGGCGCGGCTCTGGGTGCCGCTGCAGCCGCAGTAGGAACAGCCTGTGTTGCCGCAGGAAAAAAGCTGTGGGACATGGCGAACGATGTCGGCTCGGCTGGCGATCAGATTGACAAGACCTCGCAGAAAATCGGCATAAGCGCCGAAAGCTATCAGAAGTGGGGCTATGTGTTCGAGCGCTGCGGTGCTGATGTAAATAACCTCCAGACGGGCATGAAAAAGCTGTCCACCGTCATTACGGACGCGGCGGGCGGCTCGGATTCAGCAGCCGAAAAGCTGTCCGCTGTCGGACTTTCCATTGAGGAACTGAACGGTAAATCCCAGGACGAACAGCTGAGCATGGTAATCACAGCTCTGCAAGGCATGGAAGCAGGCGCAGAGCGCACCGCCGCCGCAAACGACCTCCTCGGAAAATCCGCTGTGGACATGGCGGCAGTCCTGAACACAAGCGCAGAGGAAACCGAGCGTCTGAAGCAGGAAGCCGAGGATTACGGCATGGTTATGAGCAACGAAGCCGTAGCTGCGTCCGCTGCTTTTGAGGACAGCCTTACCAAGCTGTCGCACACGGCAGGCGGTCTGAAGAACCGCATGGTGGGAGAACTCCTGCCGGGAATAACGCAGATCACAGACGGTCTTGCCGACCTCCTCGCAGGCAACGAGCAAGCGGCGGACGAACTGAAAAGCGGCGTTACATCAGTTATCGACACTATCCGAACGCTGATTCCGCAGTTTGTTGAACTCATCACCTCCATTGCGGGAGCGGTCCTAGAAAGCGCTCCTGGTATCATCAAGGCGCTTGCGGACGGACTTCTGTCGGCTATCTCGGAACTCACTCCGACCATTGCCAGAATCGTGACCGAGATTATTTCGGCTCTGGTGGGACTGCTGCCGCAAATCGTGTCAGCCGGAGCGGATATTCTGCTGTCGCTTATCAAGGGCATTGCGGACACGATTCCGCAGCTTGTTCCGCAGATAGTCGCAGTTGTCGTGGAGATAGTGAAAACGCTCGTGGACAATCTGCCGCTTATCTTGGACGCAGCTTTGCAGCTTATAACCGGACTTGCACAGGGCATTCTTGACGCACTGCCAGTTCTTATTGAAGCCTTGCCGCAGATAATCACAGGAATTGTGGACTTTCTCATCGGCGCAATACCGCAGATAATCGAAGCGGGAATACAGCTGTTGACGGCGCTTGTGACGCTCTGCCGGATATCATTGCGGCAATCGTGGAGGTAATTCCGCAGATAATTGACGGTATAATCAAGGCGGTGATTTCCGCTATTCCGCTTATCATCGAAGCAGGAATAAAACTGCTCATCGCGCTTGTGCAGAATCTGCCGACAATCATCACGACCATTGTTGCGGCTATTCCGCAGATAATTTCAAGCGTTATCGACGCCGTTATCGGAGCGATTCCGCAGCTCGTTGCGGCGGGCGTTCAGCTGTTTATTGCGCTGATTGAAAATCTCCCGACCATCATCGTGGAGATAGTCAAGGCAATTCCGCAAATCATAACCGGCATTGTTGACGCATTCGGCAGCTACTTTGGCAAGATGGCGGAGGTCGGTGGCAACCTGCTGAAAGGCTTGTGGCAAGGCATTTCTGACGCGGGCGCTTGGCTCTGGAATCAGATAAGCGGATTTTTCGGCGGTATTGTTGACGGAATCAAGGACTTCTTCGGAATACACTCGCCGTCAAAATTGTTTGCGAACCTCGGCGGCTTTATGGCGGAGGGTCTTGGCGAGGGCTTCGGCGATGAAATGAAGGACGTTTCAAAGAGTATGCAGAACGCTATCCCGTCAGATTTCGACCTGGACATGAACGGCACGGTTTCGGGCTTCAACGGAGTGCAGACGCAGGCGTTTGATCTAACAATTCCGCTGAGTATTGACGGAGTTCCGCTGACTAAGGTAATATCCCGAATACAGTGGAATCAAAACAAGGTGACGGTAAGGAATGCGGGGGCTGTGTGATGGTTGAGATAATCGTGACCGAAAACGGCAATGTGCGTGGTGTGTTTACCCGGGTGATTTCCGCATCGCTTACCGACAGCCTTAACGGCGAATGTACATTTCAGTTTTCCGTGATATCCTCGATGGCTTCGGAGATATTCACAGGTCTTGAGGTACAGCTGAAAAGTGACACGCTGAACTACCTTTTCAATGTAGTGAAAGTGTCGAAATCGCTCTCAAATGGCATTGCGATTTGCACCGTGGAGTGTGAGCACAAGTCCTACGAACTTAACAACGATGAATACAAGCTGAATGAATTTGACTTCGAGGGCGCTCCGGGTGAGTGCCTTATTTCTTTGTTGCAAGGCACTTCGTTGACCGCAGGAATCTGCGACCCGACCGTTCCGATAAAGCTGAAAATCAATCGAGAATGTACCCGCAGAGCCGCCTTAATGCAGCTTATCGCTTTATGCGGAGGAGAAATTGAGTACAACGGAGCGGAAATAAATATACGTTCTCACAGAGGTTCGCAGGACTATATCGGCATTATGGACGGTCGGAACGTTTCCGATTTGACAATGGAAACCGACAGCCGTTCGGGAACTACAAACTACGGTCTGACGCTGTACAAGAACGTCAATTTTTCGGTCGGCGATAACGTGCATATTGTGTTCCACCCGTTTGACCTCAACGTGAACACACGCATAATTGCCATGAGTTTCAACCCGTACAATCGCCGTGAAATTTCCATCGAGGTCGGAGATTACAGACCGAGCATTTCGGACAATCTCTATCAGATGGAGCAGAAAACGAACGAGATACGCAAAGACGTGGGCGAATCCACTGCGGAACTGAAAACCGCCACAAACAGCGTGAATATTACGATTACGGAGAAGTCACAGCGGCTGTTTCGCATTACTTACAATGCAATCCAAGCGACTTATGCGGCATTCTGTTCGACCGTGAAATTCGTGATTTCAGCCGCAGGAACTCTTGCGTTCATTCTGAAAAAGAACGAAAACGAAGTCATGCAGTATGAGGAGTATTTCAGCGAGGGTCCACACACCAAGACTTACACCTATCCGTTCACATCGGAGGTCGGTCAAAATACTATGTCGCTCAGCGTGGTTTCGTCCGATGGCACAGAGGGCAAATTCCCGAAAATGCAGACCTGGGGCTATGTGATGGGCGCTTACCTTGCAGGAGATACACCATGGGACGGTTACATTGAAGCCCGCGAGGACGAGGTTCGGTTTACTATGCGCCGAATCGTCAAAAAGTCGCTTGTTCGTACTTCGGATACTCTGCTGTTTGAGATACTCAAGTCGCACAAATTCAAGTTCAGCGAAACTATGCCCGTTTTCACTAAACGTGAGAGGGACAGAAAAACGCTTGAACCCACCATCAGAGCAATATTCCCTGACGCATGGAGCCCGAAGATAATCACACCGCCGCCAATCACTGTGGTGAACGTATCGAACAGAAAGCTATATCTTGAACTGCGAAATCCCGTCAAGGCAGAGCGCATTGAAACAACGGCATTCACAATGATAGTCACTACCGAACACGAAACTGTGCGCTTACAGCCGATTTCCGCTGACTTCGGTATCGGCGATTTCGGCAGTACGATTTGGCTTGCGTTCGGCAGTTCCGCAATGAAAGACAGCATTCAGAGCATTACGCTGCTGTATGACGGAGATGTCGGTAATCTGACTGATGTGCTGAACAATGCGCCGTGCGGCAGCTTCCAGACATCGTTTATTTATGTACCATTTGAGGAGGAAGAAACATGATAAAAGGACGTGCGAGCATTCAGCTTTTTGATGAAAAGACAGGCGAGGTAGTCCGTGAACTGCATGAGGAAAACATGATAACCAACGCTGTTGACACGATTCTCAACCCGCCCGATTACATTGAAATCGGCATGGATTCCGACAACGACCGCAGCTTTAATATGCTGCGTGATTTTGCGGGAAACATTGCCGATACTGCTTTTCGTGGAGTTATAGTCTGCCGTGACAAAATCCCCGAGGACGGCAATAATATGATTCTCCCGTGGACGAACGAGGAAATAGGTCACGCAGGAATCGCCAACACGAACGTGGACACAAGCATCGGCACTTACAACGCTAACGAAAGCGGCCGCATTGAGAACGGCAAGGGCTACCGCCATGTGTGGGACTTCGCTTCGGACAAGGCGAACGGCGAGATAAGCTGTATCTGCCTTACCACCAAGGACGGCGGCACAAACGGAATGCACCATTCCTACTGGAATCTGTCCTGCGGAGGAACTGACCTTAACAGCGGTTCTCTGGACTCGTTCAAGCAGGCATATCACACTATTGTCGGACGGTATATTCCGGATTCGCAGTTCAATTGCGGGGTTTTCAAGTGGTTTTACATGGGCAGGCTGTCAAACGGAAATGTGCGGCTTCTCGGAAAGCATATCCATGACGGGGGCATTTATGAGGTCGTTATGTTCGACCCCATGTCGATAAGCGTAAGCGCGTAAAAGCCGTTCTGCGGCATTATAAGCGTGAAGAAAGTCATAGAGCTGTTCCCGGCGGCAGAGCGTATTCCGGATTCCATGTACGACAACAGCTATCATCACGGCGGCTATTTTTATGACTGTAACACTACAAATGCGGACTATGTACCGCAGGAGGAAAAAGAAAAGCTGCGGCAGAATTGGGAGGACGCGCCCCAGTGGCTTGCATATTTTCCGTATGTTATAGGCGATAAAATACATATTGTTGCGACCTCACGCTGCCATATCCATCACTATATTTACAGTCTGTCCGACTACTCGCAGGTTTCGAAGAAAACCATCGAAACCGACACGTTGCTCCAAATGTACGGCGTGGGATTTAAGTATGAGAGAATCAGCAATTCTTCATCGCAGTACAGATGGTTTTACGGCGCGGGTGTAAACGGCGATTACTGCAATGCGCTGAGCGCGTTTGAGTGGGACGATAAGTACTTCGTCATTACTAAATATCCGCTGATAGACGGGAAAGAAGCGACAGGAACAAACAACTTCGGGCAGCTGCGCATATTCACAAAGGACGGCAAATCCACGGGCAAAACATGGCAGTATGTCGCTGACGGAACACTCTCTAATATGACGGCGGCGAGCTTCTGGGGATTTTATGTTGACGAAAAGACGAATACTCCGCTTGTGATTTGCGATAGCTGCAACATTTCCTATTCACTGCTTGCCCTTGAGATAATCAAAAGCGGCGAGGATTACGGCAGATACAGAATGCGATTCTCCGCTCCGACATACGGAAACAGCTACCTGTATTCGTATGCAAACCTCATCAAGACGGACGGACTTAATCTGCCTCTGTATATTCTGCCATACTATCCGTATTCAAGCAACAGTCAGCATTTCTTCGGTTTTGCACTTGGAATATGCAAGCTGTGTCTTACCACAATAAACAACCTGTCAGAGCCGGTGCGAAAACTGGACGGGCAGGTCATGAAAATAACTTACGACATCGTTGACGAATGATTGGAGGGTTTATTATGAGAGAATTCTGGAACACAATTCAGCTTATTTTTACGGCGGTCGGCGGGTGGCTCGGCTGGTTCCTCGGAGGGAGCGACGGTTTGCTTTTTGCGCTTATTGCCTTTGTGGTGATCGACTACATAACC